GTCAAAAAACTTGTAATTATCATGGCATGTGAAAATGGAGAATGCGTCGTCTATGAAGAACGAGACAAATCAAAATACATCAAACTTCTTACCCAATACATTAGAAAGTTTGTTGCAGATAAATTGGAACTCTATGGAACCGAATAAAGAATTAGAAAAAGTAATAGAAAAAAAATTTCTCACACCATCAAAGTTTGCCCTTGAAATTGAGGGTATTGTTTCGTCTGAAAAGATGAACTATATTGATGCCATTGTCTATTATTGTGAAATTAATGAACTTGAAATTGAATCTGTTGCGAAATTAGTATCCAAACCATTGAAAGAAAAGTTAAAGTGGGATGCCACACAACTCAACTTTATGAAAAAAACATCGAGAGCAAAATTGCCCTTATGACCGTGACTCCTTTTGAAACCTATCAACATTATTTGTCACTTAAAAATCATTTTACAAATCCAAAATACGATTTCTTTCGCTATGGTGCCAAAACACGAGCTACCGTAGCGTCTTTTAATAAGAGAAAAGATAAGTATTGGTTTGAAAAAACTTCCCGAAAGTATTCGGATAATGAAGTTGTACAATTTTTAGTATCAAATTTTATTTCTGCCGATAACCCACAAAACTTATGGATTGGAGAAATTATCAATTCTGGAGAAAGGACATATGCCGAATGGATGAAACGACAGCAGAGTTTGACTTACTTGTTCAAAGAACAAAGCAACGAATTACTATCGGAAAACAACTTAGAAAGTATATTCGACTGCTCCAAAGGACATCCACCAGTTCTAAAAGCATTTCTAGGAGGACAACTATCGTTGGAAAATTTTGTGATTTACGAAAAAATATTCCATTTTTCTGATAAATTTGATAAAAAATTAGATGATCCAGTGTGGGAAACCGTTAGTTTAAAAATTAAAAAATATATACCCTTTCTAAATATTGATGTGTTCCAATATAAAAAACTTTTAAGGAAAATGGTAAATGAGTGATTTTTTTAATTCTGAAATTATTCAAGAGGCATTAGAAGAAATTAATAATCTTCAAGAAAAAATTTATGGCACTGCCATGCATTTTGGTACTATGTCTCAAGAAGAAAAATTAGAGCATATTGATATGATGACTAATCTTTTGGAAAAACAAAGGATTATGTACACTCGATTATCTCTTTCCGATGATCCTGCCGCAGTTGAAATGAAAGAGAATCTCAGAAAGTCTGTTGTTCTGATGGGATTCCCACCGAATACGGACATGAACACACTGTTCTCAACCATGGAAAAAACTGTCCAATCTCTCAAGGACTATATTGACGCTTGAGGGCAACCTTGCTATAATATCAAAGTCAATCCGACAAAATCTAACTAATCCGAGGTAATCCGAATGTCTTTTGATCTTTCGATTCTTTCTCATGATCAAGCACATGAACTCTACAGGTCTGTACGAAAGTATCAAGAAAGTGGAGAACCAACTTACGAACAACGTGGTTGGTGTGCTAGTGTACTTGATAAACTCATGTGTATCATGGGTATGGGAAGTACGTCTTTTCCTATTTGCGATGAAGATTACACTTATGTAATTGAACAAGCAATCAAATACAACTCTCAATCCAACTAATTCAAACTAATCTGAGGTAATCCTAATGTCTTTTGCTGATCTTAAGAAGCAATCTAAACTTGGCTCCCTGACTGCCAAACTGGTCAAGGAAGTCGAAAAAATGAATACCAACAGTTCCGGCGACGAGCGTCTGTGGAAACTGGATGTTGATAAGAGTGGTAATGGTTATGCCGTTATTCGCTTTCTTCCTGCTCCCAACGGTGAAGATCTGCCGTTTGTGAAGCTGTACTCTCATGCCTTCCAAGGTTCTGGTGGATGGTACATTGAGAACTCCCTGACTACTCTGGGACAAAAGGATCCCGTGTCTGAGTACAATACCACTCTGTGGAATAACGGTACGGATGCCGGTAAAGAACTGGCACGTAAGCAGAAGCGTAAGCTGACTTATGTCTCTAACATCTATGTGGTGAAGGATCCTGCTAATCCCGAGAACGAAGGCAAGGTATTCCTGTATAAGTATGGTAAGAAAATCTTTGATAAGATTACAACTGCTATGCAACCTGAGTTCGAGGACGAGGAAGCAATCGATCCGTTCGACTTCTGGCAGGGTGCCAACTTCAAGCTGAAGGCAAAGAACGTGGCAGGTTATCGTAACTATGACTCTTCAGAGTTTGCCGCAGTCTCTGCTCTTCTAGACGACGATGAGGCAATGGAAGGTATCTGGAAGAAACAGTACTCTCTTGAAGAGTTTGTTGCTCCTGATCAATTCAAGTCCTATGATGATCTGAAGAAGCGTCTGGATTATGTCCTTGGCAATAAGGGCACTCCTAAGTTTCAGGATCAGGAGACTATCGAGGAAGAAGAAGAGTTTCGCGCACAGAATCGTGGAGACTCCAATCCCGTGCCTCAATCCATGAAGAATGAACTAGATTCTTTGAGTGAGGGACGTGATTTCAACAGTCCTGACATCACTAATTCTTCTAGTGAAGATGAGGATGATGCACTGAGTTACTTTGCCAAACTTGCCGAGTGATAGCAAAGGAGGGTCTTAACCCTCCTTTTTTATTGTATTCTGGTATTTTCTGTTCGTATCAAACGACTATTGACAAATTCGGAAGATTTGGTATAAACCATTTGTTGTCTAAAATCTAACAAGAATTGTTGTAAATATGAAGGTTTTAGTAAGAAAATCTCTCTTTTTGCCTCATTCAAGTTCACCTCATGTTCATAATTGGTCACTGTCGTGACAGGATTTAAATTTAATTTCTTATTTGAAGGATTTGGTATACTGAAATCAGAGTCTACTATTTTTCCCTTTGGAAGTATTAATCTACCTTGATCATCTTTTACTTCCGTAGTTTCATAATGATGGACGGCACTAATTGCCTGTTGTATTTCTAATTCTGTAGATTCCAATCTGTTTGTTGTATACTTATTCACAACATATTCATACAGTTCATGATCACTCATTGGCCATTCATCTCTTACATTAATGATACCTGCAGATATTAGAATTACCCAATCTAAATCTGATTTTCCATATAATGCCTCTGCCAGTGTATCTGGTCTTTGTCCTTCACGAATTACATATTTGTTGAAGATTGTGAATACATCTTGAAGATCATCACGAATTTTCATCTTCTTGAATATATTCTTTGCAAGAACATAAGAAGAATCAGAAATTCTACTATTAAAAGGTGACTGATATTCTATATCAGGTATTTCTCTAAAGTATCCCATCAGAATCCTACTCCTGGTCCTTTTTCATCAGTCTCAATATCACCATAATCTTCATTGTAAATTGGGTTGAGTTCTTGAAATGATAAAGTTAATTGCATATGAACCGGAGTTCCATCACGATATGTTGCATATACACCAGAACCAGTGTAATTAACAGATGCATTTAAAAGTGCCATCGGTTTAAATGTATGCAAAAATGGATGATCAGTATTACCTTTTTTGTATGTCAATTGAAATACATCGGGAGATGCTATGAATAGTCCATTTCCAGAATTAGCAGATGTAGTTTTTGCTGCCATGTATTTTTTAAATACTCTGATTATTTTTTTTATTGTTGTTGACTCTGGTTGATCTCTAGGTGCCAAATCGAATGTGAAATTGAATGATCTTAGAGTTACACCATTGAATAATAATTCCATATTTGGATTTAATATTTGCCCACTAGTTCGTGCTAAAATACCTGATGCAGTGGTATTTCCTCCAAATTGATTGACTATTTCTGCACCTATTCGAGCATTGAACGCATTTCTACCACCACTTCCAGTAGATAATATTTTATTTTTTATTGTATCAATTTCTTGACCTGCAGTATTAATAATATCATTTAGACCACCACTCTGCGTGATCGCACCTGCTGCACTTAGTCCCATGGCAGCCAATCCATTTATACTATCTGCACCCCAATTTACTCCGTTTTGATCTTGTATTTGATTTGGTATTGGTAAGAATATTGTCCCTAACGGGTCTTTTTTATCTAGATTTTCGGTAATACTATTTACTTTTAATGTATTATCATCTTGCAAATTGGTAATACCAGTATTTACAAATCTTAATACATCGATTTGTAAATAATCACTATCTATTTCAAGTTTTTGGTTAGGGTATCTTAAGTTTGTAAATGGATTATTATTATTTGGTTTTTCTGTTTTAACTTCAGGAAGATCTTCAGATTTTGGTTTCTGTTGTTTATTTACTTGAGGTTGTCTGGATTCTTGATGGTTTTTTGCCTCTTGAGCAAATTTCAGTTCTTCTTCTTTGTATTCTGGAGGAAACTTAGGAGTTCTTGGAACTCTCTGTGCAGCAGCTGTCGCTCTTCTTTCTGCGGCAGCAGCTCTTTCTTTTGCTCTTTGAGTTCCTCTTCCCATTATAGGTTATAATCCTTTTATAGTGTTATTTATTGATAATTATCGGTTTTTTTAACAAAAGGTATTTCACGAACATCACTAAGTTCAGCAGGATAAATTTCGTACATATTTCCCACCATTTCTTCCCATGTATACTGACGAACTTGTCCCCAGTGATAGTTCAATCCACGAAATCCCCAACGAAAAACTTCTGTAACCGCAACTAAAGGATTTTGATCGTATTGTATATTTGGAGTTTTGGGTGAATATATGAAGATATAATATTTTCCGGGTTCTGGGACAGGAGTATATGAGTCACTAACGGCATCCATTAATTCAATCATCAAATCATCGGGATCTTCACCACCCATCAAACCATTCACAACACCTCTGACACGATTATTATCATCATCTGTTGGATACATCATTGACGAATACCTAAATCATCTTCCGTTATAATTTTGAATTTCCACTGACGATCTTCACAAAACTCTTGTGCAGATTTCCATTTTGCCTGATTTTTGGCGTATTCAGTCACTTCATAGATATAAGATTTTGTCTTCTTCGTTTGTATTTTTGGCTCACGAACTTGTTTTTTAGGTTTGATTTCAATCAGATATTTTTGTATTTTGTTTCCTTCTTTGACCTTTATATAAAAGTCTGGGAAGTAACGATGTATTCTATTATCAAGAGGTGATTTATATGGAAGAGCAATTTCTTCACTACTCCATTCCAGGACATTTTCATTCTTATCACAATATACCATAAACTTTCTTTCCCATAAAGAACGATA